GCCATTAGAGGTTTTGACGGTGTAGCTCACCCCATCTACCGTCCAGGTGTTCCCCGGCTCATAAATTTCCGGAGCCTCAAAAATGACAATCACCCGCTCATCCACAATGTCCTCCGGCAGGCCGGTCAGCTGGAACACACCTCCGACCTTCTCGCAGTCCAGTTCATAGTTGGTGCCGGCACGCAGTCGGGTCAGGCGCTCCTCGTTGAAGTGAAGGTTCGGGTCGGTGAAGTGCCCGTTGTGGCTGTCCTCGCTGTTGTTGTGGTTCTCGATGTCCTTGAGGAAAGCTGTTTGGCCATCATAGTTGATGTTCACAATAACGCTGGATGCTTCCGCAATCGTAACCAAGATATTAACGTCCATTGGATTGCTTGTTCCATTTCGAACATTTAGTTTGTGCCAACCAGGCGCATTTGCATATACCAGTAATGTATCATCTTCAGTCAAAATGGCAATTTCCCGCACATCCCAGCCTCCGACATCAACTGGTACGCGAATCGCAAAACACATCATTGTCGGATTATCATTATCTGGCTTAATTTCACAGGTGCCTCTCCATACCTCACGCATTACTCTTGTAATATCGTCAGATGGTAACACATAATGGCCTTCTCCATCTCCTATCACAGCCGTATTTACGTTTAGCATTTGTCCTGATTTTAGGGCTTGTGCGATTACTTCCCGACCTGAGGCTGGAACTAATGCAAAATAATCTGCATTATCTTCTCGGATAACATACCCATCTTCAGCGGCAGCGATCTCTTCTGAAGATCTATAATTAGGCTCCACTTATTTCTTCCCCCTTTTCTCCCACTACATAAGTAATACAGCTACAAAGAGCTGGAGCTGCACAAACACCAGTTGAAATATCTGCTCCGATAACGCTACGCTCTGCAATATTTGCATGAATCATCCCCTGTGCAAAAGCCGCTACTCCCAGCTTTGCATCCTTGTAGGTGATAATCGTTTCGAGCGTTGTATAAAAACCTACGCCGGCAGCGATAATTCTTTTTATCAGGCGAGATACGATATCGATAGCCTCCAGCTGCTCAGGCCCCAAGTCAGACGCGCGTACAGTGACCATGATTTTTGCCGGAAAAATCTCAGCAAACTGTATTTTTGTCGGATCGATTTCATAAAGACTGGCCACCGCATTAATTACTGTGTCAATGTCTCCGCCTGAAAGTTGTGCAATCATTTTAACTTTAATTAGTAGCCTGTAAAATGCATCAGAAGTTCCCTCCCGAGCTACACCAAAGTTAGCGCCATATCGATCCAACACCTTACCCTGCGCATTATCCAAATTATCCCATAGCCGGATCCTTTCCACATGCTCTTTAATGAGATCAAGATGATAAGCAAATAAGGAAAAAAGTTTGCCTATATTAGTAATTGGCGGTAATTCCTCCTTGGCTCGCTGCAAATCTTTTCGGGTGTATCCAGAGGTCAACATATCAAGCATTTTTATCAGGTGTTCGCTCTTCACGCTTCTGCTCCCTCCAGTTGAATTTCTATCCACTCTGCTTTACAAACCGCCTTCTCCCGAATCCCAATTTCAATGTTCTTTGTCCCATAATCTGCTCCGTCAACAGAAGCAGAAAGGGCAAAATCGATAACACCGGACACCGATAACGGTATCTGATACAATGAAATAAAAATCAGATCTTCACCGATAGATAATCCCCCGCTGTTTTCATCCCCTATGTAAGATACCAGTGCATCCGTAATCTGTTGTACTCCATCATCTGCAAAGTGATCCGGATCTGTTTTAAGGTTCGTAATTTTAATATGAATCGGTACTGCTGTAGGGCGTGAAAAAGATATTCCTATACTTTGACCGGAAATACTAATGATTGGAATCGTGGTGCTGCCATGGGTCTGTATTCCAGCTGCCTTGCGTCGGTAAATTGCCTTTGCAATATCCTGATCCAATCCTCCATATACAACTACTTCAAAGCTGTGTGGTGGTAATCCCAGTTCATCCGTAATATCGGTATCATTTTCATATCCGATAACGGAGGACACCGCTTCAACATTTTGGCTGATTTCCGCTACAATAGCATCAATATTGACACCGCCGGCAAAATCGACGCTCTTGTAATACCTGTCCCTATATTCTTCATCCGTCTCTCTTCCCCGTCCTCCATCCACAGCAGCAGGATTCGTGCAGCCTGTGATTCCATCCAAAGGATTGACTATTGTTGTTATCGTGCCAGCATCGACATTATAATCAGCTCCACTTTCTACCGCCTGCACAGGAAGCAGCAAGGTACCATCATTTCCTATTCTGCCATACGTAACTGTTGCATATTGAAGTCCAGATACTGTTGAAACCAAATAACCTTCTGGTATATAGTAACCAACCTCGCCTGTAAAGCGTACATAGCCAACAGCTTTTTGGGCAGGTAATAACCTAAGGCCTATTGTTCGTCCCAGATTATATAAGCTATTTCCTACCGCCGTATCAATAAACCGGCTGTTGTAAACATCTTCTATAAGCTGAAATAGCAGAGAAGTGACCCACGCAAAAATACGGAGGAAAATTCCCAACGGCGATCGAACTGTCAGGTTTGCCTTTGTCCCAAATAGTTCTCGTGCCTTGTATTCGTATGCGTTCAGTAATTCAACATAGGTCGGACACTTAAATCCTTTTGCTGTCAGCCCCCAGTCTTTATCATCCATCTACTACCTCACCTCCGCCTCTGTTTTGATTACCTTGCCACTTTGGAGCATCCCCACAAAAGCAACTTTCAGGGTTCGTTCTGTCTCACTCAACTCCAGCTGATCTATTTGAGACACCTGCGGTTCCTGGAAAACTGCTTCCCGCAGTACCTCCTGAATCTCATCCTTCGGTAGCCTGGAAATCGGCTGTCCCATGATTCGGTCATAGTCGGTCCCATGGGTCACATCCAACGGAAACTCCTCCTTATAGACCTCCAAGGTCAGGCGGACTGCCTGGACGGTAGTGTCATCGCCTTCGATGGTTTCCAGTTTTCCTTCACTGTCAAACACGAGATCACGGCTCTCTTCATCAATTTTCAAGGTGTAATTTTCCGTTTTAATCCCTCCTAAGCCGGTTGACCGCTACTGCCTCCGCCAGGTTGCACGCCACTGTGGACATGTTCCTTGAGACTGATCCCTGCTCCAATGACATCCTCCTGAGCTGTCACAGTCTGTGTTACCTCCACTTTTCCAGTGATTTTAACATCCCCTGTGATATCAACATTTCCCTCAATCTCAACATCTCCCTTGACATTGATCTTGTCTTTTCCAACGACAATATAGATGCTTCCATCGTCCGTTGCCATACAGAGCTTTTTGGATGGCAATCCGGTGATCTGTTTGCTGCCAATGCGAACACCTCCGAAGAATACAGCATCATCCCCGGAGTGCAGCCTCTCTGTGTTAGGATCTGCCTCACCACCTTTGGCAATGGTGGAATCGCTGTCCCTGTCCAGATATACGACAAACCCCAAATCGCCGGCCTCATAGACGGGACGGATAACAAATCCGCCTCCATAGACCAACGCTACTGGCACAGACAATATCTGTGGCTTCCTCTCGAACTTTTCTTCATCCGGGTATTTGGTAAGTGGCTGCACATCGACAATCATTTTTGATTCGTCGTACTTAATGACTTTGACGATATCGGCGACACAAATGCCAGCCTTCATTGCCTGTTCTTTGGCCTGCTCATAGGCCATCTGTTTAGACCGCTTTGCCATGATTCAATCCCCTTTCTACGCCGGCTTCAGTTCCATCATCGTGAGCCATTTTCCTTTCGGGCTGCCGGTGTGCTTCCCCTTAATGACGATATATGTCCCGCTGAGTGTTTCGGATTGGATGACTACCTGCTCAGATGGTCCAATATGATAGTTGAGCAGGCAATCTCTTGAAAAGGTCTTTCCCTCTTCTTCCTTCTCTTCTGCCGATTTTTGGCTGTCCGATCCAGTGGCAATGATGGTGTCCTGTTTCTCCTGACCTGAGATAATCAGTCCAGATTCCGGTGTGAGCAGAATCCCATTGCTGATCCCCTTGTCCGGGTCGTTGATGACGATCGTATCATTGCGGATCAGCAGCCTGCTTTTGCAGTCATCAACCACAATTGATTTCAGGCAGTCCTTGACCTTCCCGGAACACACCTTGCCACGGTCATACACCTTGTTTTCCTTGAGGGAGAACTCTCCGATTTCCACTCCCAGCAGGTTGAGAAGGTCAGAAACGACCTCCTGTGCGGTTGAACCTTGTGCGTAGCTCTTACTGACCTTAGAGCCCAACCACTCTTCCATCGCAGACATTGCAGACACGGTCGTGATCCAGTTCGTTCCGCTGTGCTGGTGGGAACAGGCAGATATCTTCCCGACAAAGATCGCTCCAACATCCCCCTCATACCCTGCATTGATAATCATCGGCTGATTTCGCTCTATGGCTGCCCTTGTTGACTCGGCCAGATTGTAGATTTTGACTGTCGCCGTCTGGACCGTGGTAGTATCCTCGAAAGGTACCTCAAACTCAAAATAAAAGTCGTCCATATCGTAAACGGCGCCGCCTATCTGCACACTGGCTTGGCGCATCCAGAAACTCACTGCTAAATCACCCTCTCATACAGGTACAGCTTCACCTGTTTGCCTAAATTATCAAAAGTGACCTCATGAACATCATCTCCGGTCAGACACAGCGGGATAATAACTGGCAAAGGATACCGGTCATCTTCCACCGATCCGAACAGTGGCCGGCCGTATCGAATTGGATCCCCATAGCAAAGCCGCTCTCCTGTGGAAGCAATTGAGAGGTCTGCTGTAAAAAATCCACCTTCCCCGTTATATCGAATGAGAAAGGAGTATGTCTTATCATCCAATTTGACAGAAAAAGTATATGGCACTTTTGAGACATCAATTGGGATATATTTTACCGATTGTCCTAAATCAATCAATTGCATACAATCACCGTCCAGCAAATATAAAAATATTTGTTAAAATCGATTGGCAAATATTTTTATATGTGTTATTATAAGCATCGGTGTACAAGGGGTACAAACAAGATTAAAAAGAAATGTTAGATTTGAAAGTAAGTAGAGTGGCAAAATCAAGAGTGTTCAGATTTTCCACTCTACTTGAACGTGGTCGCTGGTTGCGCTGATTGAAATAATCAGGCCGTCAGCGGCTTTTCTTTTGTCGTCAAAGTCAATGCTGTCCCAGTGGTCAAGGAAATAGGAAAGCTCCTGTTCCTTTTGGGGGGACATTGTTTCAACGGACAATTCTGCAATCGCCTTTGAAATAGTCTGGCGGCG